TCGCCGAACCGCGACGCATGGCTGAGAACCGACCTCAACTTGTGGACCGCCGCCGCAGGATCATGGATACCTCACGGCATCTGGGATACCTCAATCACCCCCGACGCCATGCCGGCCGGCGGCATCCTCGCTGTCGACTCAGACTCTGATGGTGTCAACTTTGTCGGTGTGCGCGCAGCTCGACGAGACGACGGACGTATCCAAGTACAAACAGAGTTCAGAGTTGAAGGACTCACCGCTTTATGGCCGGCCGTTGAGGAACTACTCGAAGACAAACAAACCACTTTGGCATTGACTCCAGGACTCGCACAGATGGTCCCAACGCACCTCGAGCGACGTACCGTGATGTGGGGACAGCAAGAAATGACGAAATACACCGCCCTGGTGCGCGGAATGATTATCGAACGGCAAATCGTTCACGCTGGTCAAATGTCACTCACTGAACATGTCAACCGTGCCGTTGCCGGCCGTGCAGGTGGGAACTCGATCACGTTGACTTCGGCCAGATCGCCCGGACCGATCGAACAATGCCGGTGCATGGTCGCCGCAGTCGGTATCGGAGCGAAACCTGTTGCAGCTGTCAGGAAACCCATGATCGGATCAGGCAAATAGTTACAGAGTTATCCACAGCCTGATACCGTGGCGCCGTGGGACTGTTCCGCTCCAAGAAGTCTGCTGCTTTCGGCGCGTCTCCCGTTATGAAAGCAGCGGCCGGCGGTGCAGGACGTCCCGGCGCGTTCCAGTTCTACACGGTCGGCACGAACACGGAACGCGCCTTGTCTATCCCGACCGTGTCGCGGGCCGTCGGTCTGATCACTTCAACGATCGGCGGCCTCGACCTCAAGCAATACACTCTCCAATGGGATCCCGGCGCGGAATCATACGAACGGATCTACCTGCCAGGCGAATCATGGTTCACTCGCCCGGACCCGAACGTGACACGCAACTTCCTGATCTCGTCCCTCGTCAAAGACCTTATGCTCCACGGCCGAGGCTTTCTTTACATCACCTCGAGGTACTCGACCGGATTCCCAGCGTCGTTCACATGGCTACCTGCCAACAACGTCAGCACACCGAATCAGCCCGGCCCTGAATGGTTCGGCCCGGCCGAGGACATCATGTTCAACGGAGTTGAGGTAGACCCGAGTCTCGTTGTCCAGTTCCTCTCACCGCTCGACGGCATGTTGTGGACAGGTCAACGCTCCATTGACATCGCCTACCGCCTCGACGAAGCAGCGAAACGTTTCGCCTCAAACGAGATCAGCGCCGGCTACCTTCAGCAGAAGGATGGCGAACCCATGTCAGGTGACGAACTAGACGACCTTGCCGGTGCCTGGGCGACCGCCCGAGCAAACCGGGCAGTAGGCGCACTGAACCAGCATGTCGAGTGGGTCGAGTTCAAGTCAAACCCATCCACATTGCAACTCACCGAAGGCCGGCAGTACGCAGCTCTAGAACTCGCCCGAGTCTGCCAAGTGCCCGCATGGCTCGTCGGACTAGCCGTCGGTGGCATGACCTATTCCAACTCGCAACAGGCACGCATCGACCTGCTCGAGTTCGGCGCACGGCCCTACATCCGGTGCATCGAAGAAACCTTCAGCCTTGACAGCATCACGCCTCGAGGCCGACATGTAGAGTTCGACATCGACGCCTACATCGCCGGCACCGCTATGGCTGATCAAATCCCCGTCGAAGGCCCAGTCTCCCAGGAGCAAGCACAACCATGATTCGATTCACAGCTCAGTCAGTCACGATCGACGCTGCGAAAGGGGACGAAACCCCGTCACGGCAGATCAGTGGCATAGCAGTGCCATACAACATCGACGCAGTCGTCATGACCGGCGAGAAGGTTCGCATTCTCCCAGGCGCGATCCCCACTGAAGGACCAGCACCACGACTACTCGCCGAACACGACACGAACCGCGTTGTAGGCATCGTCACCGCCCGAGAATCAGACGATTCCGGAATGTTATTCACTGCCAAGATCGCTGAAACGACAGCCGGCAACGAGCTGCTCGAACTGATCAAACTCGGAGCATACGACAGTGTTTCTGTCGGTCTCCGACCGATCGACGTAGAGCAGGACGGCCGAACAACTGTCGTGAAAGCGGCCGAGTGGGAGGAACTGAGCGTGGTCTACGCTCCAGCATTCTCCGACGCCAAGATCCAACAGGTCGCCGCCTCCGCCGAGGAGGTCGACACCGAGGAATCCCCCAACCCTGAACCGTCCCCTGAGGAGGACAACATCATGTCAGATCAGACCCCCGAGGTCGTGGAGGCAGGAGCCCCAGAGGCCATGCCGACACCTACCGTCTTTGCACAGCCGAAGAAGATCACCCTGCCCGGCATCTCCGACTACATCCAAGCCGCCCGCGAAGGTGGACACCGTTGGCACCAGCTGAACGACAACATCCGTGCAGCCACTGGCGACGTCGTCGTTTCTGACGCTGCTGGACTGGTCCCCACGCCCGTCGTGACCCCCGTCTTCGACGACATTCAAGGCATCCGACCGATCGTCAGCGCATTGGGCCCACGCTCCATGCCGACCGCCGGTTCCACCTTCCTGCGTCCCTACATCGCAAACCATGCAAGCGTCGCTGCCCAGTCATCCGAACTCGCTGCTGTCACGACGGCCGACTTCGACCTGAGCAACATCACTTTCACGAAGAAGACGTTTGCAGGCACGCTCCTTCTCTCGGAGCAGGTGATCGACTGGTCAACGCCGTCAATGCTTGACGCCGCAGTGAACGACCTTGCAATGAAGTACTCGCTTGCCACTGAGGACTACGTTGTCGATCAGCTCGCAGCTGCGATCACGAACACTCAAGAAGTGATCGTGACCGACTTCACCGACTCAACCGAGGTCATTGGCGACCTGTACACGGCCGCTGCAAGCATCGCTGCTACCGGCAACTACTTCCCGAACGCGATCATCATGGCTCCGACCATGTGGGCGAAGCTCGGATCAGTCGTTGACACCTCCGGCCGTCCCCTGTTCCCCCAGGCATCGCCGTACAACTCGGTTGGCACGCTGCCAGGTGGCGTCACGGCCCCGAACGGCAACCCACTCGGCTTGCAGCTCATCGTGTCCAACCAGATCGGAACGCAGGCAGTCGGCAACAAGGACGCGAACGAGTACTGGTGGCTTTGCAACACCCGAGGTATCGAGGCCTATGAGGATTACAAGGGCTTCATTCAGGTGACCTCGGGTACCACGCTCGGCGTTCAAGTCACTGTCCGTGGCTACTTTGCCGCCGAGGTACTCGACGTCAACATGCTCCGTATCCTCGGACCTGACGCCACCTTCAGCTGATCACCTCCCGGAGGACTGCACCACGTTATGGCTACTTACACGATCACTCACTGTGCTCGAGTTGACGGCTATGGCGTGGTGCAGACTCTGGAAGACCTGAACGGCCTCATTGTCGGCTCCGCAATCAACATCAGCGGACTCGCACAAACACAGCTCAACGGCAACCAAACCGTTTCCAGCCTCGCCGACTACGCACTGATCGAGGTCACCGACGAAGGCGACCTCGTTTTCGATCCGTCGATCTACCGGCCTAACCAAGTGATCTTCGCCGACACTGGCGACGACATCGCACGCCAAACAGATTCAGGTGACCTGGTCTACAGCCCGACATGCAGCTGGATCGACGCCGACGACGTAACCGAATGGCTCGGAATCAGTGCAGCAACGGCAAACGACACAGCGTTCATCACGACTTGTGTCAGCGCGTCCAACGCTTACTGTTCCCGAGTACGGATCGAGGCAGGATATTTCGACGACCTCGGCACAGCACCATCCGGTGACGTCAAACTGGGCACCGTCATGTACGCAGCCACCCTGTACCGTGAACGAGGATCCGTCGACTCGTTCTCGAGCTTCGATCAGCTCGGAGGCGGCACACCATTCGGCTCAATGGGCCGCATAAAGCAGCTG